GTCGGCTTTGACCTCCTTGGTCGGGTCGAGCTGTCCCTGAACGGGTCCGAGCCATTCAGCCTTGCACCACGCGGCCCGGATGATGGGATCCGTGAAGAATCCAGGAGCGTTGACACGTCCCAGCGCCACGGCTTCGGCCAACCAGGTCTCATATACCGGCTGACAGAAGCGCTCCACCAGCCATGCCCGGCGCATCCGGAAGGCTTCCCAGGCTTCCATCAGGGCCGCTCTGGACGCGGAATAGCTCGCGTTGAACTCCTTCAGCAGCACGTCATAGGGGATGTTCAGCGCCGCGCCGATTTCTTTGCACAGCACCTTGACGAAGGTGTCAAATCCAGGCGTCGGAATGGACGGGGATCCGAACTTGACGTCCTCATCCTTGCCCAGGTGCAGCACGTTGCCGGGGCCCATCTCGTACTCGTTGCTGTTCTTGGAGATTTCCCGGTCCGGAGGATTGTCCGGATCGTCATCATCCCCGTAGCTCGCTTCGGCCAGTGGGAAATCCGCCGGATTAGTCTCCGTCTTAATCCAGGCCGTAAACCAGCTCTGGATCATGGCCCCGATAACCTCGCTCTGGGTGTACCGGGTGATGTTCAACATCGGCTCAATCACCGGCGCCAGATAGGAAACGCCCCGGTACTGATCGGGGCGCTCCGTGTCGATGATGTGCACGTAATTCAGAAGGCCGGTACGTGCGCTGCGCAGCTCTACGCGCTGCCATGTGATATCCTTCGCGTCTCTCAGCGTCTGGTTCGGATAGATGCTGCAGATATAGATCGCGACGGCCTTGCCGTGCTTATCCACCTCTACGCCGTCATAGATCCGGTTTCCGTTCTTGGCCACACCGTCCGTGCGTCCGCCGCGCGGTATAGCCATCTGGTTGTAAGGCGTACAGACCCGGTCAGCTTCGATCATGTGGATCCGGAGACTGAAAGGATTCATCCGCGACGTCCTGAAGTCGCGCTGGAACAGTCCGAAGATGTCACCGTTCGGAAGCCAGTTGGTCACGGCCAGCTGCTGCAGCCCGGCGAAGGAATTCCTGCCGATGGCGTCACAGTTCTCCTTGTTGTCAGCCCACAGCCGCCACTGGCGCTCTGTGTTCTTCTGCCATTCCTTCGCCGCTTCCGGAGACAGCTTCAGCAGATCCCGGTCGATCGTGGAATGCAGGTTTAGCCCGGTACCGACAACCTTGGTTTTCTGGGTCTCTATGGCAGACCTGGCAATCGGGGAAGACATAAACATCAGCCTTCCACGCTGCCGGAGCGGATATTGATTCCAGTTGATGTCTTCGTTCGGACTGGAGGATTTGCCGGTCAGGCCCTTCAAAGACCGCTTTTTGGTGCTTGCGCCGCCCTCGGAATACCCGCTGGCATAGATGCCGTTCAGCCCTGCGTTATAGATCGTTCCGGTGACCGGCGCTTCCATCTGTTTCTTGCCCACGTTTACCACCTCCAATCTTTGCAAAATAAAAGGCACCAGCGGCGAAAGGAGACGAAACTCCGCTGCGGTGCCAATAGATAAGCCGGCGAGCCGGCGTTATCCCGTCACCAGTCCCGTGGGACAATGGCCATGATCTTCCGGGGCTTTCTGCCGCTCAGAAGATCTTCGTACTGATCAACCTTCGCTTCCGCGTCGTTGATCGCTTTCTTCAGTGAGGGAAGATCCAGCTTCGTCAGGCTTCGGTCATCAATCTCGTAGGACTTCACCTGGCCTTCCACCAGCGCCATGTAGGCGTCCATCAGCTTTTTCAGCTGCTCGCGCCAGTATGCCAGGCGCTCCACGATTTCATCACGGGTTGCCACTGCTCTCACCTCACATATCCATCAGTTCATTCATGCGCTCTTCGATCCTGTCCAAAACGCTGGCCCGTCTTGGCGCTGTTTTGGCCCGTCTGGGGGCCTGCTCCTGTTCGGACGAGTTACCGCTCGCCTTCCGGAGCAGAGCGTCCATATCGGGGCTCAGAGCCGTCAAAGCAGCCATGGCGTAATTGCGACAGTCGAGCGCTTCATTCCGTTCATGCCCGGGAATTTTCTCCCAGACCCACGGATTTTTGTTGTGTTCTTTATACACCAGGTGCTCAGACAGGAGCCCGACGAAGTACCGGTGCTCATATCCGCACTCCGGATTGATGGGAAAGTGACAGTACCGGGGGCCGGGCGTCTGGATCTTCAGCCCGTCCATGATCATCTGCTTTCCGGCGTCAACGCCGAGCTGGTACTGCCAGCACTCACCGATGGTCTTCCCGCGGACAACGATCTTCACCTTTTTCGGCGGGGAAGTGTACGGTCTGCCGTCTCCACCGTAACCCTTGCAGTCAAAAACGCGCATTCCGATGCGCCGTGCGCACTGCATGCGCGTTTCCTGGGTGAAATGACCGCCGTCATCGACGAAAGTCATGCTGATCCGGAGCCCTTTTCCGCTCGCGAACCGGTAAACGCGCTTGACGATCTCATCCAGCGCGGCCCATGGCTCCGGCGTATCGGGCCTGCCAATCAGCACACCCCGCCGGATGCCCCAGTTTTCCTTCCGCAGGCCCCAGCCGACAACCTCATATTCGAGCCGGTCATCCTGCACATCGACCCCGCAGGTCAGCACCAGGACGCCATCCGGCAGCTCTGCAGCGTATTCCTCGCGTCTGGCCAGGTAATCATCCTCGTTGGCCAGCCCTCCGCGCTCTTCCCAGAGCTCGCCGAACAGGGTGTTGTACACCACCTTCAGCTTGCTGGTGTCCTTTCGCGCTGCCAGGTACTCGGAGACAATCTTTTCCCAGGCGACCCACGGCGAACAGAACGCATTCAGCCAGAAGGACCGGATGCCGTTCTTCTTCGCTTCCGGATTCTCCGGGATCCACCGGGCATGTGCCTTCTTCATCTCGTGCTCATGGGAGATGCCGCCGCAGCCGGGGCAGACATAGTACACTTCGGTTACGATATAAGTTTCTTCATGCTCGACCTCCACGGTGTCGTAGTGGTAGCGGATATCCTGCCAGCGAATATTGTGATACTCGCCGCAGTGAGGGCACTTGGAACACCAGCGTTCCCGGGTGCCCTCGTTAAACGCCTTCTCAATGGGGCTGTAGCCCTTGATGGTAGGCGTTGAACACTCGTAGCTCTTGGCATTGTAGAAGGTCCGCTGTCTGGCCATGGCCAGCTTCCACGGGTCGCCTTCCTTGCCGGCTTCCACAGCCCATCTGTCCCGCTCATCACCCAGCACGTACCGGATAGGTTTCGATGCCAGGGCATGGGCCTCGGTGCTTCCGCACATGGTCAGGATGCCGCCGGGATAGCTCTTCTGCAAAATCGTGTTGCCGGTGTCGCCCCGCAGCGTCTTGGCCACCTTCTGCCGGAGCGTCTTGCTATCCCGGATCATGGGCGCGATACGGAGCTTGGAATACTCTCGCGCGTCACCGTTGGTGGGTTCAATCATCAGGATGGAGCCGGGATCCTGGTCGATAATGTAGCCGATGATGTTGTTCATGGCTTCGGATTTACCGACCTGGGACGCGGCCACCATGACGATATGCCGGATTTTGGGATCCGTGAAGGCGTCCATCACGTCCTTCAAATACGGTGTTTTCCGTGTCCTCCACGGTCCGGCTTCTGCAGATGATTCGGGAGACAGCCGGCGAAACTTGTCCGCCCACTGGGAAACGGTCAGATCATCAGCGACCAGGAACGACCGGATCTGCTTCTTTAGCTCCCGGTTCAGCTTCTTCGCGCCGATGCGCTGATTATCAGAGATCATCTGAATCATCCTCTGCCTTTTCTGCCATGTTCTCCCGTTCTCTCACCAGCTCTTCATACTTCTCCGGGTCATACTCATACTCGCTGAGCTCCCGGAGGATGTCCTTCACCGTGTCCTTGATGATCACGGAGCACTCTTCAGCCGTCTCACACAGCGACAGCTCCACGCTCATTCGGCCCGGCAGGCTCAGTAGGGATTGCTTTATCGTGTCCACAAGGCTTTGAGTGAAGGCCTGCACATCCTCGGAGCGGTGCATCTTGCCCTTCAGCTCGTCCGCCTGCAGTTGCGCCATGGTCGCTTTGGCGGCTTTCAGCTTCACCTCAGCGGCCATCTTGGCCTTGTCCAGCTTCTTTTCGTCCTCGGTCTTCTTCGATTTCTCTTGGAGCGAGTCCAGATGCTCCTTCACAGTGTCCATCAGGTTAAAGAAGCTGCCGTTGTCGGTCATCTCCCGTGTCAGCATTCCAGCCGACACCAGCTGACCGATGTATTGCTTGGAAACACCGAGCAAGGAGCACAGATCCACCGTCTTCAGATGGATGTTCATTCCAGTCTGGAGAATGTACACGTTTTCGTCATCGAAAATGACGTTCGGCTTGTCGGCCATCTGTGCTCCTTTCCCGGGTTTCCGTCAAGTAAACCACCGGATTTTTTCTTAATATCGTTGCAAAAGTTGGGCGGCGAACGGG